TATCAATCAATTTTAAATGACCTGTTGTAGGAGGATTCATGCGGCCAAAGGCCATTACCACAGGTTTGTGTGTTTTCTCTTGCTCTTCATATAATTCTAAAAAAGATTTCATAATTTTATGTTGCTTTACCTGAACTTACAAGTGAACTTAATGGGTCACTTTGTGAATTAAATTTGTGTCCTTGTGATGCAAATTTCTTTTTAATTCCAGTTTTAGGATCTGTGTGATAGAAATGAGTTGAACTACCATGCGCTTCTACGGAAATATTCTTATGGTCTTTTAAAATGTGTTCGTAATCATGAGCAGGATGTGCAGAATGATGTTGTGTTCCTTTAGCGGTTACATATGTTGTATGTTTTTGGAAAGTTGCTTTTCCGGCTTCTTCAGCCGGAGTTTTACGAGCTGCAAGAACATCACGAATGTGATGAACTACTTCTTCATGTTGTCCAGAATCCAATTTATGTTGTAATTCGGCAGCATGATGGTGTGCAACGGCATGCAATAATTTTAGGTTTTCTTCTTTAATTCGTTTGTGTTTTTCTGGATTATTTCTAGACCATTCTTTTCTTGCATCATCAACACCGTCATGATGTTCTTCTTTTTTAACAGCAGCCAAATCGGGAAACATTTTTTTAATTTTATCTTGATGTTCTTTGAATAAATCTTTTGCTTTTGACCCAGCAGATTCTTTTCCTAAATTTGATGATGGCACATTTTTGTTAGTATTACTACTAACTTTTAAACTATAACCATGTTTTTTAACTTTGCCTGTTTTTTTATCTTTAGTGGTAACATATATGTCTGACGAATCTTGTTTTTGTGTGGCAGGAACACCTGTTTCTTTTTCAGTATCACCTGCTTTGGATGTATGATGAACACTCTCAATTGTGTGTCCTGGATTATTTCTTGTTATTTCACTTGTAATATGGTCTGCAGCTGATTTTGCTTTATCATTAATTTTTTTATAATCTTCGGGATGAATTTGACTTTTTAATCTATCATGAGCTTCTTCGGGTGTTTCTTTTTTCTTAGTCTTTTCATTGATGAGTTCGTGTTTTGCCATATGTTTTCCACCTTGCATATGGTAACCAACAAGAAGTTCATGTAAAACACCTCTAGTATTATTAGATGCACCGCCTGGTGTTGAGGCATCATCTTTAGCTTCACTCAGATAATATGATTCGGTATCATAACCATCAAAATATTCGTTTAAATTTACAGAAACAGGTTTAATTATTCCGGCTCTTTCCATATAAATTTTTAATTGACTGTTCATTTTCGTACCTTTAATAAGTTAGCTTTACTGAATTCTTTACGATTGACCAATTTAGTTGGTTCACCAGCATGATTGACAACAAATCCTTCGGGGTCAGTTCTCTTACCATCAATATGGTGTTCTAAGCCACCAGTATGTTGATTTAAAGTATTGACTAATACATCTTTTGCTTGTTGTAAATGATGGTGCATTTTTAACAAGTTATTATAGTGTTCTTTATTTTTTTCAATATGGTCAGTATGTGTTTTTGCTTCAGCTGTTTTTCTACCAACAGCAGCTGGTGTTTTTAATTTGGCAGAAGCCTTATCATACTTGTCTTTTATGTGTTTTTGTAAACCCTCAGCAGAAGGAGTTTCACCCGTTCTTACTGTATGATTTATATATGTAGCTAAATGATTACCGTCACCTTGGTGTGGTTCGGTAGCTTTGTACATTTTATCTTTATGTTCGTCATGAATTGCTTTAGCAGCAGCCATGTGCTTTTTGAATTCTTCTTGGTCTTTTGGTGAATAGTGAACATCTTTGGTGTCCACATCTGCTGATTTATGCCAAACGTCAGGATGATGACCAAAGTTATGTAAATCTGGATGTGAATCAGATTTCATTGATTCTAAATCTTTACCGTGATATTGAGTATGTACAATAACACCTAATTTAGACCTTTTGATTTTATCTGCTTGAGCACCTTTGGCACTATAGGTAATAGTATTTGGAGTAAAAGAAACACCATGTTTAGTTTCTTTTTTATCACCTTCCGAATACATCAAATCACCTTGATAGACACCAGATTTAGGTGCTACTTTTTTGAGATGATTTAGACCAGCATGAAGTTTTTCTACAAGACCAGGTGCGTGACCGTGATTTTTAACAATGTCCGCATGCGTATAATTGATTTTTGGATTTTTATTAAATGCTGATTTAGATGCAACAAAGAATTTTCCTGTTTGTGGATGATGACCAAAAACAATAGATGGAGAACCATCATATTTCATTGTTAGTGCAGAACTTTTACCACCAGATTTAATATGTTCGTGTGCTTGATTTAAAGCATTGTGTGCGTGTTCGAAACCTTTTTCACCATGTAATAATGGTCTATCTTCAGCATGATGTATATGCTTAAGTTTGGTTTCTTCTTCGGTATCTTCTTTTAGAAAAGATATAAATGTTTTCATAGATTGTTCTTCCTGATGTGGGACACACTATGGTCACCATTACTTATTTATACAACTTTTAACTTGACTAACCCAAACTATTAAAAGATTGGGTTAGATATATAGTCAACTCAAATAAGAGAATCTACAATTTGTTCCATGGTATATTGGGCTTTATAACCCAATTTTTGGATTTTAGAAATGTCTAATACCATGTTTTTGGATTGCACAATTTTATGAAAAGGTAATGCTTCGATACTGTTTAAATTTGAAATTGATTGTGTTTTATATTTAACATAATTTAAGACATCACCAATATAAATTTCATCACCATTGCCCACATTATAAATTTCATCAACAACACCTTTTTCTATAATAAGATTGATTGCTTGTACAACATCATCTACATGGATATAATCACGGTATACTTGGCCACCATCATATAAATTTACGTCATTTCCTTGAACAATCTCATTAATCATCCATTGTAAAGCATTCTTTTGTTTAGAAACTTTATTATCCGACTTACCTAACACATTGGCCAGGCGAATGATGCGATACTTCAAATCAAAAGTTTCACAATATGAAATCAATAATTGTTCAGCTGCACGTTTAGTGATTGAGTAAAAACCTTTTGGGTCACATTTGGCATCTTCTTTTGCAGGTAACTCAACATCACCGTATACAAACCAAGAACTAATAAAATTAAATGTGGCACCAGGACTATTTCTTTTCCAAGAATCCAAAACTCCCATTAATGTAGTTAAATTAGTATCAATATCAATATATGGATTTGTATGTACATTATAATTAGAAATGGTAGAAATAAAATACACTATCTCCGTTGAACCTTGTTTGATAGAATAATTACCCCTATCATTTCTAATTAAATTTGAATAATGTTTTGGTGGTGGTAATATTATCTGAGGCAAAGAATAATGTTGTTCTGTAAGTTCACAATATCGAGAACCTACAAAACCATTTCCACCAAACACATTAATTAATCGTTCCATTTTTTACAAACATCCTCAACGTAAGCCAAAACTTTATCATTATAAAGTGGTGAACATCCAACAAAGAATACATTACTCAAAGCAAGATTTGAGTTTAGATATTTCTTAAAGTCATCAAGGTGTTTATAACCTGGATGTAACAAGATATTACCAGCAAAGTAATTGCGTGTTTGAACTTTGTTATCTTCAAAGTGTTTAACTAGACGTTCTTTAACATCTTGTGATTCACAGAAGATTGGAACACCAAACCATGATGGGTCGGCATCAGCAACAGCATTGATAACACGAACTTCTTTGATGTTAGTTTCAATAAACTCTTGAATTTTTAATTTATATTCTCTACGTTTACTTTCCAACATATCAAATTTCTTAAGTTGTTCTAGACCAATAGCACCTTGTAAGTCTAATGGCTTAAGATTATAACCAATGTTTGTGAATACATACTTGTGGTCAATAATACCATCATAATCGTTCAACCAAGTATCAAATCGTTTACCACAAGTACCACATTCTAATAGATTTGTAGCACCGACACAATAACAATCACGGCCCCACCAAGATACTGAACGCATTGTAGTAATTAATTCATCATCATCGGTACAAACCATACCACCCTCACCGGTTGAAATATGATGTGCTGGATAGAATGATGTAGTCCAAGCATAATAGTAATCTGTAATTAGTTTATCTTTCCACAATGTACCAAGTGAATCGCAGTTATCACCAAGCAATATTAGATTATGCTTTTTACAGATTTCAAGTAATAAATCAATATTAGGAGGATTACCAAGGACTGGTGACACAAAAATTGCTTTTGTTTTATCTGTGATTACTGATTCAATTAAACTAACATCAAAATTTAATGATGCAAGTTCAATATCAATGAATACAGGTTTCATTCCGTTTTGAATGATTGGTGCAATTGTTGTCGGAAATCCAACAGGTGAAACAATGATTTCATCACCATCTTGCCAATTTAAATGTTTTTTTACAGCAGTAACCAATACTAGATTGGCAGAACTGCCAGAGTTTACCATATGTGAATGTTTAACATTAAATCGTCTAGAAAACATATTTTGAAATCTAGCAACTTTTTCAC